CTATAACGTCAGACTCAATTGATCCTTGCCATAATGCGACGCCGGAAATGCATCCTGCGGGATGAATCCAGCTGGCAGCGGAGGCTCGCCGCCCCGCTTTGTGACCTTTCTTTCAACGGTGTTTAGCGTAGTGAATGACTCGCTGCATTCCAGATTCTGACACTGATGATACTGCCGTATCGTCATTTCACTGAGGCGGCGACTGGTACGGGTGCGGGCGGTGGCACCGCAGAACGGGCATTTAAACACAATGGTGGCTCCTCGCGGAGTTGAACTCGCCGATATTTTAACCTGTTTCAGCGATCCATTCCGGCATTTTTGCCTCAAATTCAAGACGTGTAGTGAACCCGTTATCATCAACGTTGTGCTCTGCGCGTGCTATGACCCAATCCTGATTGTCGATATCTGATTTAAACCCCTCGACCGTTGAATGCATGCCCGGATACAGATCGGCCCTACCGCGCGCCAGCGTAATGCTGAATTGTGCGGCCCCTCGCTGCAGCTGCTGCCATTTGGCTGCCGCCGCCCTGCGCGCTGCAGTTTCGTTGTGGAACGTTTTACGCATGACGTAAACGTTGCCATCAGCGCCCTCGATGTAATCACCTTCTTTGCTGCTGCTTTTTGGTTTAGCTGCCGTTTTCTTCCGCTTAGTCACTTTGACTTTGCGTTTTTTCCCGTAATCCAGATCGAGCCAGTACGCCTGCACGCCAGTGTAGACATCCCGATCGGCAATCCTGAAACTGTGCCTATCGCCACTGCTGCGGGTGATAGTCAGTGACGGCAGCGCCCGCCCTGATGCTGTCAGGCCGCCGCCCGGCAGGATGAACAGCAGACACCCATTTTTTACGGTCGCTACGGCACCGAGCATGTCAGCCATGCGAGTCAGAAACGACATATCAGACTCCTCTGTCTGATCCGCGTGGTCGATTTCGACGCTCATCAACAGTTCACTAATCATCGGTTTCAGGTCATACCGTCGGGCGATGGCTGACACTACGCGCTCAACTGTGACGTCATGCCAAGATGCCTCGCGTTTTACGTTGAACTCCTCCCGGAAATCAGCCGCGCGGGCTGTGATCCCGACGACGTCGGGCGGACCCTCGTGGGAAACTTCGTCAACGGTGTAGAGGCCTTTGTAGATCAAATCCTCACCCAGCCAGCCAACTGCCACGGCCAGCTGCGCGCCGCGCGGCGGTAACTCAACCAGCCCATCGGAATCATCAACGGTTAACGTCAGCTGGTCGGCCTCAAACCCGCGGTTGTCAGTTAGCGACAGCGAGATCAAACGCTCGCGCAGTTCCGTCAGGTTTTTATCACCCAGCCTGATGGTGAAATCGGGAATTTTAACCGCGTCCCTCAGTGCATCCGCATAGCTGTTAACCGCCAGATTGATTGTGCTCGCCACTGTGCCAGACATATCACCCCCTGTGTTTTCGGCATGGTTTCACGCGCGGGCGCGCGGGTGATATCCGTTTTTGTTGTCAGCGGACCGCCAGACCCGCAACCGCGTGCAGCTGGCCGGCGCGGGCGGGATGATGATGGCGAACTCAAAACACAATGGTGGCAGGCATGGTTGATTCACGTTTTCATGGCGCCCGCGTTAAAGAAAACACAGATTTAGTCACGGCAATTAATGACATTGATTCCAGTGTTATCGGGATTATTGCCGTTGCTGATGATGCAGACGCGGATCTGTTTCCGCTGGATACGCCGGTACTGCTGACGCGCGTCAGCAGCGTACTCGGCAGAGCGGGTAAAACGGGCACCCTCTATAAATCACTCAAAGCAATCTCAGACCAGTGCAGCCCGCGCGTCATCGTGGTGCGTGTAGCTGCAGCCGCTGAGGATGGTTCTGGCGGGGACCAGGATCAGTTAATTATGGGCGGCACGGCAGCGGACGGTAGCTATCTGGGTATGTATACGCTGCTGACTGCCGAACAGAAAACCGGCTATCGGCCTCGTATTCTCGCGGTGCCGGGACTGGAGACAGGCGTAGTTATTTCGATGCTTTGCGTTATTGCAGAAAAGTTGCGCGCGTTTGTTTATTCGGGTTGCGGTGATAGCAAAACGCTCTCAGAGGCGTCTATGTTCCGCGACGCTTTTTCCAGCCGTGAGCTGATGCCTATCTGGCCGAATTTCATTGCCTACAATCCGCTCAGCGGCAAAAACGAAGAGTTTCCCGCTGCGGCCTATGCCTGCGGGCTGCGGGCGCTGATTGACAACAATCAGGGCTGGCACAAATCCCTGTCCAACGTGGCAGTAAAAAACGTGCTGGGCATTTCCCGTGATGTGTCTTGGTCGCTGCAGGATGAAGACAGCGACGCCAATACGCTGAACAATATGGAAATCACGACGATTATTAAGCGCAATGGCTTCCGGTTCTGGGGCAACCGCTCCACCGATACCGAAACGTATACGTTTGAGGTGTTCACGCGTACTGCGCAGATCCTCGCGGACTCAATCGCTGAGGCGCAGTTCACGACGGTTGACAGTCCACTGACGCCGGCAAACGTCAAAGACGTGATAAGCGGTATCAGGGGCAAACTCAACGCCCTGGTCACTGCTGGTCGCCTGATTGGTGCTGATTGCTGGTATGACACGTCGGATAACACAACTACCACGTTACGGGCCGGACAACTGCGCGTGCGTTACAGCTACAGTCCGGTGCCGCCGCTCGAGGATCTGACGCTGTACCAGACATTCACGGATCAATATTACGAATCCGCGTTTTCATCGCTCGGAGGTGCATAAATGGCCGTTCCTCACAAACTCCGCCTGTTTAGCTGTTTTGTTAACGGCGATAATTACATCGGCAAGGTGACCTCATTTACCCGCCCGAAACTCAGCCGTAAAACCGAGGATTTTCAGGGCGGCGGCATGCTGGGTTCTGTGGCTATTGATCTCGGCCTCGACTCTGGTGCGCTGGATTCCTCAGTAGAATTTGGCGGCCTGATCAAAACACTGTTTCTGGAATATGGTGCGACCATCGACGGCACGCGCCTGCGTTTCGCGGGTGAATATTTCACGGACGGCGACAGCCAGCTGGTCGAGGTCGAGCTGCGCGGGCGATTCACTGAGATGGATGGTGGTGAGTCCAAACAGGGCGAGGACACGACAGAAACGTACACGTTTAAATCAACGTATTACAAAATGTCGATTGATGATCAGCCCGTTATCGAGATTGATTTGCTCAATTTCATCTACAAGGTGGACGGCAAAAATATGATCCCGGACCGCATCACCTCTGCCCTGGGTATGGGCACCTGATTAACCCCTGACAGGGCGGCGCGGGCCGCCCGGAGATTAAAGTAATGAGCAAAGCAAGCGTTACATTGTCACAGCCAATTAAACGTGCTGACAGCGAAATTAAAACCGTCAACATCACCGACGCGGTGGATCAGGCTGGCTCGCTGCGCGGCCTGAAACTGGTGGCGCTGGCTAACATGGAATATGACTCTGTCTCTGTATTCCTGACGCGCGTCACCTCACCTGCTCTGAAACGTGCTGAGATTGATGGCATGCAAATGTACGACTTCATGCAGTTTACTGAAGCGCTGCTCCCTTTTTTGAATCCAGCGGAGCCTGGGGAACCGAAAGAGGCGGAGACGGCAGCAGCGTCATAATTCCGGCATTCAGTCAGATTGACGATCTCGTTGCTGATATTGCCGTCGTGTTTAACTGGCCGCCCGGCGAGGTTTTCGCTATGACCATCAGCGAGGTGATTGCGTGGCGCGAGCGGGCCGCCGTCCGCTCAGGTGCCACAGATGAAAACTCTTGATATCCGCGTCGCGTTTGGCGCAATCGACCGATTTACCCGGCCTGTTAATGCCGCCCGCAAAAGTGCTGGCGGCCTTACTGAATCCCTCAGAAATACGCAGGCAGCCGCCTCGAAACTTAATGCGCAGGCGGACACATTCAACCGTCTGCGCAACAGCATTAATAAAACCTCGCAGCAGATTGATAAAACCCGCCGCAGCCTCAGCGGTCTGAATCAGGCTCAGCGTGATGGTACAATTTTAACTGACGCACAGCGCGAGCGCATGACCGCCCTGGCGGCAAAACTCGATCGCCTCAGCGCCGCGCGCACCCGCGAAATACAAAAACTGCGGACTGTGTCGGACGCCCTGCGCCAGCATGGCGTCAACCTCGCGGGCGGCAACCGAACGATCGAGAGTGCGATCAGGCGCACCGAACAATACAACCAGACTCTCGAACGTGAACGGCGTCAGCTGGCTGCCGTCACGCAGGCGCGTGCGCGTTATGACAGGCTGCAGACGATGTCAGGCAAACTGCGCGGAGCCGGAACCATGGCTATGGCCGGTGGCGCGGCTGCCGGGTATGGGGCCGGGCGATTTCTCGCGCCAGCTGTCGGGTTTGGTGCGGAGATGTCGCGCGTGCAGGCGCTGACGCGTCTCGACAAAAATGATGCTCAGCTCAGCGCACTGCGCGATCAGGCTAAAAAATTAGGCGCTGAGACTGCATTCACTACAACCGACGCGGCCAGTGGGCAGGCATTTCTCGCTATGGCCGGGTTTACACCGCAGGCAATACGCTCCGCCCTGCCCGGCGTGCTGAATATGGCGCTGGCCGGCGGAATGGAGCTGGGCGAGAGTGCCGACATTGGCTCTAACGTTCTCTCGCAGTTTTCATTACCAGCGGGCCAGATGGACCGCGTCAGCGACGTGCTCACAGCGGCATTTACCCGCACCAATACCGATTTACGCCAGCTCGGTGAAACGATGGTTTATGCCGGGCCGGTCATGTCAAAACTCGGCATCGACGTTGAAAAAGCTGCGGCGATGGCGGGGATTCTCGCCAACAACGGCATGCGCGGCAGCATGGCCGGTACAGCGATGCGCGCCAGCCTGGCCCGTCTCGCGTCACCGACCAAAAAGGCGCGCGAGGCGCTGTCCGAGCTGGGCGTGTCCGTTGCGGATGCGGCAGGCAAAATGCGCCCTGTTGAGTCCATCCTGCTGGATCTGTTTAACGCTACTAAAAAATATGGAGAGACGGATCAGGTTTCGTTTTTCAAAGACATTGCCGGCGAGGAGGCATTTGTAGGGCTGCAAAGCCTTGCTCAGGGTGCCGGCAGCGGCGCGCTGCAGAAACTGATCGCAGAGCTGGGCAACGCCAAAGGAGAAGCCAACAAAGCAGCCAAGGTGATGGCGGACAACCTGAGTGGCGACCTCAAAGAACTGGACAGCGCGTGGGAAGGGCTACGCATTGCAGTCGAGGAGACTGCTGACGGCGCGCTGCGCAAACTCTCGCAGGGGCTAACCGGTATTCTTAACACTGTCACGAGCTGGACGAATGCTAATCCTCAACTTACAAAAACGCTGCTGCTGCTCACTGCCGGTATCATCGGGACAACGGTGGCTGTTGGTGCCCTGTCGCTGACCCTGGGCATTCTGGCTGGCCCGTTTGCAAAAATGCAGCTCGGCATGGCAATGCTGACAACGCGCACAGCTGGCGCGTCAAAAATGCTGAGCATATTTAGCGGACCGCTGGCGCGGATTAGTGGCTGGGGCCGCGTATTCAGCGCAGTCCTCGGCTCGGTTTCCGATGGGCTGCGTGGCATGACGGCATTATTGCCGGCAATGCGGGCTGGTCTGCTGGGCGCATTTATGGCACCCGGTGCGGCAATAGGTTCACTGGTTCGCGGCATCGGTATGTTCGCGCTGCGCCTGTCCGGCCTGCCGATGCTCTGGAGTGCGATCACAACCGGGATCTCTATCCTCGGCGGCGCCCTATCACTGCTGCTCAGTCCGATCGGGATGCTGGTCGGAGCGTTTGTACTGGCCGGCGCTGTGATCTGGAAATACTGGGAACCCATCAAGGCGTTTTTCACGAGTTTCCTTAGTGGGCTGGTCAGCAGCATGGCGCCCGCGTTTGCGCCGTTTGTGACGCTATTCGGTCAGATTGCTGACGGCGTTGGCAGGGTGTGGAACTGGTTCACCCGCCTGCTGAGTCCGGTGCAGACCTCGCAAACCAGCCTGGACAAATGCGCCAGCGCCGGGCGCCGGTTTGGTGAAGTGCTGGGCAGCGCGCTGGCAATACTCATGACGCCATTAACCTGGCTCGCGGATGCAGTGTCGTCACTGCTGGAAAAACTCGGTCTGGTGCCTGACGCAATTAACACCGCCAGTGTGCAGATGGATGCGCTGCTGAGTAAGGTGAGCAATCTGCGAAATACCCTCCCCATGCAGGCCGCAACCGTCGTGTCTGAGGCTAAACCAGCGCCTGCAATGTCCGGCACCATGCGGCGGCTCAGTGCGATTGAGGACAACACCAAACAGACCGCTGCGAATACCAAAAAAATCGGCCCGGGCGACATTGTGTTTAAAAACCTGCCGCCAGCGCTGGCTGTGCGCGGGCAGTGGCAGGAGTCACGCATTGCACGATCGGCGGCAGGCTCGCCACTCTCAATGCGACAGGCGGCGCCGGTAGTTTCATCGCCTGTCAGGTTGCCTGCGTTGCCATCCCCTGCCGCTGCGGCATCGGCGCGTCAGGCAACAGCGGCGCCCGTGGGCGGCCTGCCTCCCATCGTGGTCCACCTGAATGGCGTCGATCGTCAGGATGCGCAGGAGCTGGCAAAAATCGTGCAACAGGCCGTCAGTGCGGAGCTGGAGCGGCGCGAACGGCGCGGACGCGGCAGTTATTCAGATCGGGATTAGAGGGTTTAACTATGATGATGGTTTACGGGCTATTTGTGTTCGCACTCGACACGCTGCCCTATCAGCAGTTGCGGCAATCACGCAACTGGCGTTACGCCAAAAATGAGCGTGTCGGGCGTTCTGCGAAATGGCAATACGTTGGCTCAGGTGATAATCAGATCACCCTCACAGGGACGCTTTACCCTGAGATTACGGGCGGCAACCTATCCCTCGGAGCGGTGGCAACGATGGCCTATGCCGGGTTGCCCTGGCCGCTGATTGACGGCATCGGCACAATTTACGGGATGTATGTGCTCACAGAGCTGGAGGAGACGCGGCAGGAATTAGACCAGTATGGAAACGCCAAAAAAATTGAGTTCTCAATTACGCTGCAGCGCGTTGATGAGGATGTGCGGGAAAAAATGCAGAGTTCATCAGCATCGGATCTACTGGATACACTGAAAAATGGTGCCACTACTGCATTTAATAACGTTTCATCCGCTGCGGGCACTCTGCTGTCATAACGTTGGGAACTTAGCGGATACAGAAACGGGGCCAGCGGCCCCGTTTTTTATTATTCAGGCTCTGCGGGCCAGTTCACGGCATCAAAAGAAGCCTCGCTGTCCACGGCACTCAGATCCAGAGATTTCAGCGCTCTGATGTATGTCATCCAGTTAGTGAGGCTGATCCTGTCGTCGTCAGCAATTACATCCAATTGCAATTCTGTGCGCCAGTCCGACGTTATTTCATTTGCAGTGGCGATATAGTTTTTCCGCTGCTGTTCCGCCCGATCCTGCCAGTCGATTACAGGATCGGTCAGGATTGGCTGACCATCCGAATCTGCTGTGATAATTCGCCCTGCGGACTGGCCCTGCAGTAATTTTTCATAATCTGCCGATGAAATGGCCCTGGCGTCATCAGGCCACCCATTAGCGGATGCGTCATAGACCGCTCGCAGGTCGGCGCAATAAAAACCATTATTTTTAGCGCTGTAAAACATATTGATCATATATTCCTCACCAGCCAATGGCCTCCCAGTACGACCCGCCCGTGTCCTGACCACAGGTAAACCCTGACTGTGTTACATTTCCGGCAGTGCCATAATTGTCCGCAAATTTACTGCCTCCGCCGTTTACAACCGTTACTTGAACGTTCGCGCAGGCATTTGGAAAGGTGATGGGGAAATTCACCTGAAAGAAACCGGTAGTCGCGCCAGCATTCAAAAATCCCCACTGCCTGATCCGGCCTGTGGCGCTGTCCTTTTCCCAGCCGCCTCCGAGATTAGCAGTATTTTTTAACTGGAAATTCGCGAGCACCCATTGGTCGTTATTGTTACTGATGGAGGCGCTGATTTGATTATTCAGAGCAACATTTAGCGCATTAATCTGCGCCAGCACCCATTGATTCAGATAGCCACCCCAGACACTGCCGTAAATGTTCGCATCTGTGGCGATAAACGCCTCGCCAGCATACAGCGCACCAGGTGCCCTGATGCTGCCATCGTTTCGAAACTCAAACGACCTGACCACTCCGAATCCATCAATCAGGATTTCTGCATAGGCATAGTTGCTGACGACTTCCACCAGACGAAAGCAGGCAGATGCACCGTCAGCGAAATCCATATCGCCGCCGCGATTTTTCAGACACGAGCGCCACATAGGCGCGTAAAGAGCCTGACCGGCGCTACCGTCTTTCAGATTAGAGATGACGGTTGCGCTGACCTCTTCATTGAGATAGCCCCCGGTCATGGGATACGCGCCGGTCTGCGCGGCTGTAGGTAGATTTTGTGTTGTGAACAACTCGCCCACGTCCGTTGCATCAACGGTTATATGTAATTTCCCATCCTCTCCCCAATCCATGTAGATATGATGGTTGCCGGATGAGTGTTTTCCGCCGTTAGCCTGCACAGCCTGCCAGTTTCCAACGAGTTCCAGACCCAGATTTTTCAGCGCCTCAGCTAAATCACTCATATCTGCCAGATTTTTTTGCCGCTGCAAATAACGTGCGTCGCCGGTTTCCTGCGTGATGATGGCGATATACGGATCAACCTGAATACTCACACTCTCGGCATGCGTCAGCTCCAATACCATCGTAATGGTGATCTCTTTCAGTACGGCGGCACCCTCATCAGGAATATAGGTTTCCGGGTAAATGCCATAGGCGATCAGCGTGCCTGATGCGCTGACCAGCCCGATCTCACGCAGCGTTTTGCCTGGGTATGTTGCGCAGGGAATGACCACCCGCCCGCTGATCATGCCCTCAGCGGTTTCAGCGCCTGAAAACGCCTCTGAGCCAAATTGCCCAGCAAGCTGCATGACCTGCGCGAGTTCTGGCGGCGTGTCGGGTAATGCCGTTCCGCCGCCGTCGCCGAGCGCAACCTGTACGATCTCAACGGTTGTGTCGGCTCGATATGCAGTTTCGATCTCCACAGCGCCGGCATTTGTCAGGACCAGTCCATAACTCATAAAAATCATTCCCCTCAGTGGCGTTATGGTGCGCGGGTGCGCAGTGACTCCGATGCGTACATGTAACCCGCACCAAACACCCGCCCCTCGCTGCGGCCAAAAATGTGAACAGAAAACCAGGATCTGAGGTTTTTAGCGCGCAAAATTGCAGCGGTAAGGTCCTGGTATGACAGAGAGGAGGTTGGCACATCTCTCTGCGCTATATGCAGTCTGAATGTGTACGGCTCACCCGAACGGGCTATCAACCAGTGCCCGTCTGACTGCTGCAATTGTGCCCCGGTGCCGGTGGACATATACCGCGCGTTTGATCGCGTCGCGTCGCTGCTGCTCGCTCCAGTCAGAGTTCCACGTGTCTACCTGGTACTCCCACGCCAGCCAGGGCAGCAGTGCAACAGGACACAGATCGGGATTTTTCACCCAGAGGATCAGATTGACTGGCAACCGCGCCAGCACCTGAGCGCTGGCGCGCTCTATTGCCAGCTCCACTGCGGTAGCGTTTGGCGGTAAAACTGATGCAGTTACCTCGTTATTCGCCACCAATCACCACCCTGTTTAGTGTCACTGACTCGCATTTCGGTGCCTGCCCCATAGCAGCAACCACATCCGCAGCCGGCGCCGCCTGAGCAACCGTAATTACACCCGGCTGATGCAGCGCGCCGTCAATACCGGATCGCGCCGCCGTTGAACCAATGAGGTGTACAGAATCGGTGTATGCCGTCAGCACCTCTGATGCGTTTGCAATCACAATGTCGCCGTCTAACCCATACGGGATATGTATATCTGCCACAACGTCATAGCTGACAATCTCAGCTGAGCGGACGCTGACGTAATCGGTCAGCGGTCGCACCTCATCATCGTTTACGGCTGCTGCAACTGTGTCGAGCAACGCCTGCGAGGCAGTTCCGTCGCCTGTGCGGGACAGCACATACAAATAGACTTGGCCCGGCTGGCCGTGCGTTTCCGGTCCGTAGGCGCGGGCGTCGAGAACATCAGGATCGGCACTCAGCGCAAAATAGCGATACGCATTACCTGGTCCTGTCGTGCTGAGGCGCGACCATGACAGCAGAGCGCGCCCGCGCAACACCTCGTCACTCTCATAGATGGGATCGTCATTTTCTGACTCCGGGGTGGTCACGCGTCGTTCTGTATCCAGCCAGGCGGCAACCTGATCCAGATCGTTGCCTCTGGCACTAGCCAGCAGCACGCCGCGGACAGCCTCATTGATGCGCTGTGCATAGTGAATGCTGCGGTAGGCGTATGCCTGAGCCAGCGCCGCCATGGGTTCAGAATCAAGCGCCAGCGCCGCCGCGACAGCTGTCTGCTGATCTTCCGGGAATGCCGCCACAATCAGCGCAACCACGGCGGCCAGCTCTGACTCAAAATCTGGCAGCTCGATGGCATCAGGTTGAGTCAGCTGCGATAAATCAATCGACACGTTGCCCCCTCATTTCAGGCTCATTGTTGTGCTGATCTCAGTCAGCGCCTCGTTTAACGTGGCGGCCAGTTCTGCCGACGCTGCGCCCGACTCTGAATACTGCACGTTAACCGTCGTCAGCGTGATGCGCGGCTCCCACTGCGCGATCGCGATCGCTGCCGCGCTCATCAGTTGCATGCGTGTCACTGCGTTTTTTGGACCATCGACCAGATCGGGAACGGCAGAGCCAAAATTTCTGCGCATCACCCGTGACCCGACCGGCGTCGTGAGAATTTTGCGGACACACTGCCAGATTTGATCCTGGTCACTCACTGAGCCGGGGCCGTCCGGGTCCATTCCGGTATAGCTGGCCGTCATTTGATGCCCTCCGTCCATTCGTCGCCGCGTTTTATGCCGCCGTGGTCATGATCATCAACCTGCACGCCGTTAGAGGTGAATTTTCCGTTATGCGTAAAATCCCCGGTCAGCGTTCCGCCCTCTGTGATGTCGAGCTTTCGTGCCATCAGCTGATCGGTGCATTCAACCAGCGGCGTCTCCAGTCTGACCGAGACTGATGCGGCGATAGTCGCCGTTTTAATACCGCTGGCATTCAGCGCGCCCGTTTCCGCGTTGTAACTGAACTGCGCGCCGTCCGGTGCGGCTATACATATCTCGCAGAGATCGTCAGAGGGCGCTGTAAATTCAGCGCTGTTAATGCTGCACAGGATCACGGCGGCCTCGGTAGTGCCGCCAGGGCAACCGAGCAAAACCTGCTCACCCACTGACGGCGGCGCCCATATCCTGAATGCGCCCGCGCGGGCAGCTGACCAGCGCAGCCAGCCTGTTTCCAGATCGCCGGTATTTACGCGCACGCGGGCTGGTTTTTTCCTGATTTGCGTAACCGTACCTATGCGCAGCAGGTTGCCCAGCAGGCGGTTTAATTCTGCGCTCATTGCAGATCCTCCCTTACTGGCTGCCAGCTGCCCAGCCTGCGGGCGGCACCCATAACGATCGATTTGTATGTTGTAATCATTTCTGCCGTCCGCTCAGACTGCTGATTACCGCCTCAGTGATCGCCGCCTCATCTGCCTGCGTAAACCCGAGCAAAATGCGCGCGGGATAACTCACCACCACACCCGGCCTCGCCTCATCGCACTGGCCATACTGGTGAATGCGGGCGATACGGCCTGCGATTCCGTCATAGCCCACGGTTGCGCCTGATGCGTCGGCGCTCATTTTCAGATAGCGATAGGTGCGTAGCCGGCGGAACATTGGCTCGGGACGCTGCTCCGTCCGGGTTGCGCGCCGGGTGTTGATTTCAATCCAGCGCTCAACGTCAGCACGATAAAACGTGCGGATTGCGCCCCGGTCCTCATCAAAACCTGTAATCGTTTTGCCGTGCCGGCCAATACCGTGACGCCAGTTTTTCAGGTGTCGCGTTTCGCCGTTCCATTCAAAAACTAATCCCTGCTGCGTGCGCAGGACGCGGCGGCGTCGTTTGGTAAACGGGCTGCCGTCAGGGTTACGCTGTGACCTGATGCGCCGCTGCTGACTGGCGCGCAGTGATTTACCGATACTGCGCGCCGTGCGGGTGCGGCCCGCAGCGCTGGCACCCTGCAGGATTTGCGCAAAAATCTCATCGAGCTGACGAAATTGATCCGTCATAGTCGATCACTCCCGGTATGTTATCGAACACCTCACCCCAGCCGCCGCCGGTTATGACGCGCGGACGCGGTTCCGGCAGATGCTCAGCAACTGCGGCGCCACTCTCATCACGGGTGACTCTGACGCGCTGGCGCACCGGCATCTCAAACAGCAGATCGGCTGTGCTGTCGCTGTTAATGAGCGTGGTAAATTTCAGCTCGCGGTTTTTCTCGGGGTTCAACAGCAGTGACGGCTCGTTAAACCAGAGCCAGGCCATAATCGGCAGCGTGAAATCATCCAGGCTGCCCGGATAATTCATGGCGAACAAAACCAGCGAGTAGCGGTAGACAAACGTCGGTGTTTCGCCGGTAGTTTCAACGCCCCCCTCCTCTACAAACACCGTAAACGCCTCCGGGTTTGCCTGGCACCAGGTGTTAGCCTGCGTCAGCGCCGCGCGCAGTGAATCAATTTTCAGCATGTTTCGCCTCACGTTGCGCCCGCTGGGCATCCAGTTTTTTGATCGCCTGTTTATCTGCGTTACAGGACTCCAGCGCATCGATCATTTCATCGCCCCACGTTGCGAGATGGCCCCACTGCAACCGCGCCGGCAGCTGAGGCGTTGGTGTGGGCTGCGTCAGGCTGTCCGGCACTGTTGAATGCATCAACTGCGGCTGAGGCGGCAGCGATGCGCTCCCGCAACCCGTCAGCAACGGCATCAGGCACAGCATCATTCGCACAGGGATTGTCCAGCATGGTTTTTTGCATTTCATCGCGTCGTTTTTCTCCCTGGGCCTGTCGTTGTTTATCTGCAGCGCGTACCTCGGCCAGAACACCGCGCGCCTCAGTAGCCAACTGCCGCAGCTCGTTAATCACTGACTGATTCTGTTTAATATTTTCGGCCAGCACATCCCGCCGGGCCTCATCAGCGCCCTGCTGATGCACCACACCGAACAGCGCGAGCAATGCCATAATCAGACCGACAGCCAGCACACTGGCTAATATTTTCACGGTTTAGCCTCGCTCAGGCCTGACTCACACCAGGCTCTGAAATCGGTGCGTCGGTTATCCAGTCCCGGCAGTTTCCTGCCGCCGCTGTTAACAAAATCTGTTACGCGCTCGCACACACCCGGCCAGTTATGCGCCTGGGCATTACGCCAGATTGTCGTTTTCTGTTTGCTGCCCTGTTTGTTGGTAAACCACATCAGACCCGAGCAGCCCACGTTAAA